ACCCATGATCTTGGATAAGACTGGGGAGGCTGGGGGCCGGGGGGCAAGGGGGGAGGACCGGACCTTGAGGTTACTATCCCTCTTTCCACTCTGAACTGCTTTACCCGTCCAAAGCCTTTTCCCCGAGGCAGGGAGAATGCCTCCTCTTGGCTAGTGAACGATCTTGTTCTTTGTTGTTAGTTTTCAGCTTCTGCTCCTAGTGCTCTTCCTTTAAGATCCGATCACTGTCTCTTCCATGACACCACTGGACTGTTATTAAGAAAAAACCTGAGACTCTAATCATCTTACTATGGCTACTCGTACCTTATCTGCACATCTAACAGCTGGGCGTATGTCAGAAGAAGCCCGCACGACAAATCCCCCTTCTTCCCTCCAGAACTTAATGGAGGAGGTGCAACACCAAGCCGAGCAGCTGGGGGGTTCTGAGAGGTCTCTAGGGTGGGGGCAAGAGCAAGAAGATCTTCATGGGGAGGAAGCTTATCCCCTTACCCGACCTGCTTGGCAGGCCTTCCTAGTTACTCTTCAGCTTCAATTCCCAGAGATGGGGGCTGAGATCAACCCTGCCCACAAAATTGGGAAGATCCCCCCAGTGAGGGTCCTTCTGTCTCAGGACGCCTTGGAGTTTCTCAATCTCATGATTATTCGCTGGTATGATGCTGAATTGGAGCTGACAACCCTGACCTATGACAACCCTCGTCAACCTCTGTTGACCCCTACCCAAGAGGTTCTATACCAGATTCCCTACCGTCCAGTGACAGGGTTAAATCTTATTGTCACACCCACGGTTCAGCAATCCCTAGTACCCAGGGAGAAAAAGATCCTGCAGGAGAAGGAAAAGTGGAATCACTCTCGGGGATTAGAAGGGATCATAGGTGCATACCACTTGATGGTGAAGGAAAAAATCCCTTGCTCTTCTCCCGCCTCCTCAGGCAAGAAAAAGACTCTAATTGGTAAGTGGCTTCTTCACTGAGAGGGAAGCTAGGGGGGGGAGGAAAGAGGCTGTCTAAGACCTGCCCGGTTCAGGAGGACAAAAAAGGAGGGGGGGAAGGGGAAGGGAGGTAGGATCTCGGCTGTATTAAGAAAAAACCGAGACCCTAATCAACTCATGTCTCGTCTACCTATCTGGCCTCACAAACTGCTTAATCGTCTCTACAAAATGCAAGCCTCCTTTGAAGAGTGGAAGAAGAACCGAGACGGGAGAGGTCGGCCCAGCCCTCCTCGCCCGAGAGCCCCCTCGGTGACCTCACGGGTGGCTTTAGCTATTCCCTCAGAGGAACCTTCCTCTTCCGGGGTGTACTCCTACAATCAGATGAAGAGGGTAGAGAAAGGACCAAGCCACCGCCCCCCTTCTGAGGTGGGGTCTGTCCGCTCCTATCGCTCAGTGATGACAGTGGAGGAGCAGGTGTCTGCTCTGGAGAGGAAAGTAGATGATCTCATCACTGCCCAGAAGGAGGCAGCAGAGAGAGATCGGGTGACTCAGGAGTTGTTGGCAGATGTGCTGCGACAACTCAGTGTTAACAAGGGCTCCGGTAAGTCGAAGTAGAGGCCCCCCCCTCTCAAGCTCTTTCCTCTTTCCCTTGGTGTGTTCCCATCTCCTTCTCATTCCCCTTCCTTATTGTGTCCCTTGAGTAGTTACCACTCCGGTATCAGATTCCTCCTCATTAAGAAAAAGAGAACCTACCTTAGAACGTCTCACCCTCCTTCTTCACCATGAGTCTTCCCGAGACCACCTTGGCAAACCCTCTATTGGATGCTAGTTATAGTCAGTTCCTAGAGATGTACGGTCGAGTAAGAAAGCCAGACAAGACAGAGGTGGGGAGAGGGGTAGTGTCTCTTCACAACTGTAGGGACAGTCCTCACATAAGTCTCATCAAACGCCATGTGGCTCAAGACACCCCCGAGCTCTCCACCCTGGGCCGTACTCAAATCCCGCTGGAGATAGGGAAGTCATACCTCCAAAGTGTAGGTGCTTTATGCCAAGAGCAGCACGAAGCCATTGCTCAATCCCTCCAAGAGCTATCAGCCACCGACCACCCTCCCCTACCTCACATCCCTCTCCTCTCCCTCCATGAAGACCTTCCTCTTTTAGAACGATTTCAAGATGCCCTCTACTGGTTGAATGTGGTAGACCACATTGTAGGAGCTGCACAACGAAATGTTTGGGCTCGATGGAACGGAGGCTGGTTCTCGAGGAGACTTAGTTTGATCCCTTCCCATGGAGTTTTCCACTTGTTGTCCACCGATGCGTGCCTTATGTTCAAAGACATGATGTACTCCCGATTCCTAATTCACCTCTACACCCGGTTGGACCAAGACCGATTCCACCTGAGCTCAAAGCTTGATCAGTATGTCCACTGGGGAGCGGGGGTTTTGCAGGAGTTAGGCAACACAGGATATGAGGTCTTGAAGGGTATTGAAGCCTTGACTCAAACAGCCCTTATTCAGAGGGAAGAAGAAATCTTAGATGGAAACGGACAGCATCAGTCTATGCTTGCCAAATACACAGAGAAAGAGATTAAGGCTGGCGGGTCAGGAAAACACATACTCCTCTTGGACCAGTATCTGCAGTCTTTCTCCTCTAGTCGGGATCTGGCAGAAGCCTTTGGATTTCTTAAGCTGTGGGGTCACCCCTATGTAGACCCTCGCTCCGGGTGTGTGTCAGCTAAAGCCCTGGCCCAGCAAGACCTACACCTCCGACTCGGGGATTGCCTTAAGCTTGAGTGGAGCTTTTGCCACATCTACTGTCGAGGATACCTCAAGAGGTTAGGAAGGTGGCCCCCCTTGATATTTACCCCGAGGGCTGCCGGACACCCCACCGAGCTTCAACAACTGGCGGAACGAGGACAACCATCACTTGCTTTTGGGTTCACCCAATATCCAGCTTCTGATTGGCAGTGGGTTCAATTTGCCCCCCATGTTCCTTTCGACATGGGAGAGGACATCCTCAGCCTGGTAGTAGACAAGTCTCTCTCTTACGACAGGGATCACTTTGATGCCACGTGGGGGTCTAAACTTGATTACTCGCCTCCTCGACCCCCGACCTCCTCTAGGGTCATGGAAGAGCTTATAACCCGCCCTATCATTGACTTGGCCTCTATTGTTCATCGAGTAGCCCTGCGTGACATTCCCCAGAAGTGGAAGATCGTGACCGTGTGTCCCAAAGAAAGAGAGATGAAGTTAGAGCCTCGCATGTTTTCTATGATGGTTCTTGAGATGAGACTTTTCTTCGTTCTCACTGAACATAATATAGCAGAAGGTATCTTTCGGAGTATGCCCGAGCAGACCATGACTTTGTCAAGGACAGAACTACTCAACCTTTTCTTGCAATCCACTCGCCCAACACCAGGCTCATGGGTTAGAGCAGTGATGGGAATTGACTTCTCTCGGTGGAACCTCTACTGGCGCAAGGAGACAGTCCACCCCATAGGGAGGCGAATGGACCAGATTTATGGACAGCCCGGAGTATTCTCCGTTGTTCATGACTTCTTTGAGGAGAGCCTGTGTATGCTCCGGTTACCGGATTATCCCCCTGACTTCCTAGACAAGTCCAATCGACACGCTCCTCCTGAGGGAAGGACTCTCTGGTACAACCACAAGGGAGGATTTGAAGGAATTGCCCAGAAGCTCTGGACGGCTTGTACTATAGCCCTGATCCACATGGCTTTATGGCCTCTCGGTCTTTCTTATAAAATTATCGGACAAGGGGATAACCAGGTCTGCATCTTAGATGTATACGTCCCGCGAGACCTCTCGGAGGAGGAGGCCAAGGCTCATATTAGGAACCTGGTGGAACAGGCAGCTCAATCCATTGCCCGAGTGAGCCTAACGGTAGGTCAGTTGGTGAAACCTGAGGAGTGTATCTACTCAACCTGTTTTCTCACTTACGGTAAAGAAATGATCCTGCGAGGAGCTTACCTGCCCACTTCCCTCAAGTACATCTCTCGCATGTTCCCGTCAACCACAGGAGATGCACCCAGCCTGCATGAGATGCTCTCCAGTGTGGCATCGGGAGCCTCGGGGGCTACAGAACGAAATGATTGGTCCTTTCCTACTTACTTTCTAGCTAAGATGGTGGAGGGAATCACCTTGTCTAGAGAGTTGAAGCGGTCTCTTTTTCACCGGGATAAGGTAAGGCAAGAAGCACAGCGCCTTATAGGAACTGACCCTGCACCCACCCCTACCCCCGATCTGTGGCAGGACTTGTTACGGCTCTCTTTGGCTATTCCTTCCAACCTCGGAGGCTTCCCGATAGTCACACTCCCCGAAATGATGTACCGAGGACATTCGGACCCCTTGTCTTCCTCCTTCTTGCACCTCTGGTTTCTAGATTCCATTCCGGCTGTGGAGGCTTACAAGAAGGTCATCTGGAAAGGTTGGCTCTTCACACCCACTCCGAACCCGGGCAGTCTTGTTCTAGACCCCTACTCTCTTCCCCTCCAATCACGCTCTATCCCGTCTAGTAGTGTCTCTACCGCAACATCAGAGATTCTTCCGGAGGTGACACGAAATATTCAGTTCCGGGAGATGTTAGAACGAGCTACTCCCGCTGATAAAGAGAGCCTTATCTCATGGCTCACCTCCACGCGTCCTCTTTACCCGAAGATAGCGCACGAGCTGTACAAGTCTTCCCTGGTAGGCCTGAGAGATGCCTTTGCGAGGAGGTTCTCAAACACCCGTACTATCCTAGCTATCGGAAGAAGAGCTGGTATTTCCATAACCAATGTCTCTTTGACGGCTGACCTCTCGTACATACGGCAGACCTTCATCAACTTCCATTACACTTGGAAGCTCCCCACCACCTCCCCTTCCTTCGGGCGTCGCGATCTGTACTATGTAGCTACTACCCTTCGAAAGGCTTGGTTCAAAGGGGCTTCCTTGGAGGGGGTGACCACAGCTCACCCTCTTGCTGTAGGCACCCTCCACTGGATCCCCTATGGAGGCATCCATCCTCCTCCACCCCCCTGCTTGGTAGCTATGGCCTTCACTAGCCGCTCGGACACCTGCCTCCTCACCAGAGGGCCTGTAGCTCCTTACCTGGGCTCAACCACCTCTGACAAGTCAGTAGCCAAGTGGATTCGCCCTATCGACACTTCCCCCCCCCTTAAGGATGTCCTCCGAATCTTATCAATCCGCTCCATGGTTTCTGTGCCTGGGTCTGTTTTCTATGTGGGAATGACCCAGCTAGCCCAGTCCCGGTCTCAAGTCTCACTAGAGGTACTGGAAAACCTACTCAAGGTACGAATTGGGGGGACTAACCAACACCGGTGGCATACCCGAGATGAGAGTTCAGGCTCTTTTTGGAACAGTTGCTTCAACTGGCCGAGTCACATCACCTTCTCCACCAACCTAGCAGGGGAGTTGGGATCAAAAGACTACCCATATGACTTTCAGGAAGCCATGCTGTCCATGTCAACCCTCATGTGCTGGACCTTTTCTCGAACACAGACCGTCCCCAACTGGGGGGTTTGCCTGACCGCTGATCTATCCTTGATGGAAGAGATTCAAGATCGGATAGTTGATTCTGCTCCATATCAAGCTTGCCTACTCCCCAGTCCCACTAACTACTATGCCACTGTCCTTTCTGTTTCGGTCTCTTCTCATGCTTCCACTGCGGCTAGATTCACACGAGGCTCTCTTTCCTTACCCTGGGAAGCCGCAGAGGACTCGGTTGCCTATGCAGTCTCTGTGGTCTTCTTGTATCATTTGAGAAGAGGGAATCCCACCACCACCCGCTACGGCCACACCATCGGGATTCCCCAAACCCACCGGGTTATTGACCTTCCAGAGGTTTCGTTCATCACGACCTCTGTGGCTTTAGAGGCCTTGACCCAAGCCCTCTGGCTCAAGGTGGGGTTGGCTCTGACGCTACTATGTTCCCGGAAGCGAAACCCCCCCCAACGCCTGCTTCAGTCACTTCTGGACTTGGAGGTCCGTAGGGGCATCCCAGGGCTTGCAGGAACCTTGAGGGAGGTAGAAGGTGGGGCTCCCTTGTTTGGGTTAGGTGTTGGTCTCGGACGAGAAAATGAGGCGGACGCCCTTGCTCGCTGGATGTCTCTTTGCTTGGCTAGAGCTCCTCACCACCTTCCTCAAGGACCCTTCATACTGTACGAGATGGGGACTTCAAGTGTGTCCTCGCTTCTTTCTTCTTGTCTAGGAATCATTGCGGCTAAGGAATGTCTCTCGGGAGACCCACTCCGCTTCTCAAATGGAAAGTTACTAGGACGTGTAGTCAAGCGATGCTTGGAAGCCGCAGAGGAACAGGACAGGGTGAGGTTACTTGGGATTGTGATACAGGTCTCTACCTTGAACCGGCACTTTAGGGTTTCCCCTGCTGCGCCAGAGGAAATCATTCGCTCACTCCGGCAAGGAGGACCTATACCTCTTATTCTTGGACAGCAGGGACAGATTCGCCGAGTGTATATCCCCCCAGAGGTTCGGTCGATTGTAGCAGGGGGTACCGCTTGTTTACAACTCCCTTGGCGCCCCCTCCCTCCCACCACCCTCATCCGTTTTTGGTTTACCCGACTCCCCTTTATTTCTGTTGTAGTTGAACGGTGGGCTCCTCTG